GGCGTAAAGATCGCCCCGGAGTTTTCGGGCGTGCGGCACTCGGCTTCGCCGGATTCGCAAATGATCGGCGCGCTCATGGCGGCCGAGGCGGTCGAGGCGCTGATGGCCGCGACGATCCCGATCACTGGCATGTGGGGCGGGGCGATCATGCGCCTCGCGCTCGGCGAGCGCATGGGGTTCGCGCAGATCGCGCAGGCCATGGCGGGGCGGATTGTCTATCTCGGCTGCGCGCCGGGGCAGGTAGACCGACACGCGATCGCGCGCGTCGCGGACAGGTTTCGGGGCGATCTCGAAGCGCTAGGAAGTGACTGGAAATGGAGGGCTTGACAGTGCGACACTCAACAGGCATGATTCGCGCACGTTCGAAACGCGCGCCCGGAGCCTTGCGGCTGCCGGGCTTTTTGCTGGCGTGACGCGACTTGCCCCAAAAACCATGGCCTGCCGATAAGGTCGAACGGCGTTCCGTCGCGGCTCTTGTGCCCTACGCGCGCAACGCCCGCACGCACTCGCCCGAGCAGGTCGATCAGATCGCCGCATCAATCCGCGAGTGGGGGTGGACGACGCCGGTGCTCGTCGACGAGGCCGGTGGGATCATCGCGGGCCACGGGCGCGTGCTGGCGGCCAAGAAGCTGGGGATCGATGAAGTCCCGGTGATGATCGCGGCGGGATGGAGCGAGGCGCAAAAGCGCGCTTACGTGCTGGCTGATAACAAGCTCGCTCTCAATGCGGGCTGGGATAACGATCTGCTCAAGGTCGAGATCGGCGATTTGCAGGCGCTTAATTTTGACCTCGGGCTGGCGGGCTTCTCGCTCGACGAGATCGGCATCCTCACGGCGGACAAGACGGCGGGGCTGACCGATCCTGATGAAACGCCCGAGCCCCCGGCTGATCCGGTCACCGAGCCGGGCGACGTGTGGGTTCTCGGCAATCATCGGCTGATCTGCGGCGACAGTACGAGCGCGGATGTGGTCGCAAAACTGCTGGGGCCGGTCAAGCCGCACCTGATGGTGACGGACCCGCCGTATGGCGTCGAGTACGATGCGAATTGGCGGAATGAGAGGGGCTCGCTTAACCCACAAACGGGGCTACGGTCGGTCGGGGCTGGCGGACGCGCTTTGGGCGTTGTGGCAAACGATGACTGCGCGGACTGGCGCGACGCATGGGCGCTGTTCCCCGGCGATGTGGTTTACTGTTGGCACGCAGACCTGCGTGCCAACAGTGTTTTTGACAGCCTGATCGCGTCCGGCTTCGAAGTTCGCGCGCAGATCATATGGGCGAAGCAGCAGTTTGCGATTGGGCGTGGCCATTACCATTTCCAGCACGAGCCCTGCTGGTATGCGGTGCGAAGGGGCGCCGCAGGGCACTGGTCCGGCGGCCGCAAGCAGACCACGCTCTGGCAGATCGACAAGCCACAGAAATCCGAAACCGGCCACAGCACGCAAAAGCCCGTCGAGTGCATGAAGCGCCCGATCGAGAACAATTCCTCGCCGGGGCAGGCGGTCTATGAGCCGTTCAGCGGCTCCGGCACCACGATTATCGCGGGTGAGATGACCGGCAGGCATATCTACGCGGTCGAACTGAACCCGGCTTACGTCGATGTGGCGGTGACGCGGTGGCAGAACTTCACGGGCGCGACGGCCACGCTGGAAGAGACCGGCGAGACATTCGTCGAGGTGATGGCGCGGCGACACCCGTCGCATCCTCTGACGGCTACACTTGGCTCCGCTACGTCAGGTTCGAAGACATCGAAAAGCGAGAGGCGGAAGGGTGGACGATCGCAAGCGTCCTGATGGGGCCGCACGGCGAGTATTCCGTCCTGATGGAGCGTCATGGCCACGAGAGCATTTGAGCCGACAAATGATCAGCGCGCCAAGGTCGAATTCATGGGCGCGATCGGCATCCCTCAAGAGCATATCGCCACCATAGTCGGAATCGCGCCGCACACGCTGACGAAGTATTTCCGATCCGAACTCGATCTTGGGAAGTCCAAGATGCTCGCGAAGGTGGCGCAGTCGCTCTACCAGAAGGCCACCAGCGAACACCCGCAAGCCGTGACCTGCGCGATCTTCATCATGAAGACGCAAGCGGGATGGTCGGAAAAGACGGTACAGGAGCATGTCGGCAAGGACGGCGGCCCGATCCAGTTCACGCGCATCGAGCGCGTCGTCGTCGATCCTGCGAATCCAGACGCCGCGAGCGTTCCTGCCGCTGCTCGCGCCAAGGCGGTATAAGGGCGCGCGGGGCGGGCGCGCGTCGGGAAAGTCGCATTTCTGGGCGGAAATGCTGGTCGAGAAGGCGTTGACGCAGCGCGGACTGCGCTGGGTCTGCATTCGCGAAATCCAGAAGTCCCTCGATCAGTCCGTCAAGCTCCTGATCGAGGACAAGATCAGGGCGCTCGGCGTCGAATCGTATTTCAGCGTCTACGACCGGGAAATCCGCACGCCGGGCGACGGCGTGATCACGTTCCAGGGCATGCAGAACCACACGGCGGCTTCGATCAAGTCGCTCGAAGGATACGATGGCGCGCTGATCGAGGAAGCGCAGACCCTTTCGCAGCGAAGCCTCGATCTGCTCTATCCGACGATCCGCAAGCCCGGATCGGAACTGTGGTTCCCGTGGAACCCGGTGAGGGAATCGGACCCGGTCGATAAGTTCTTCCGCGAGAACAAGGACGACCCGGACTTTCTTTGCGTCGAGGTCAACTACTACGACAACCCATGGCTTCCTGATGTGTCGCGCCGGGACATGGAGCGAGACAAGCGTCGCGACCCCGACAAGTACGCGCACATCTGGCTCGGCGGCTATCAGCGTAACAGCGAGGCGCGGGTCTTCAAGAACTGGCGCGTAGGCCAGCCGGAAGAATTCATACCGCTCCCGGACGAGCGCCGCTATTTTGGAGCGGACTGGGGCTTTTCGGTAGACCCGACCGTGCTCGTGTGCTGCCGGCTCGTTGGCCGCACGCTCTATGTCGATGCGGAGGCCTATCGCGTCGGCGTCGAGATCGACCACACGCCGGCGCTGTTCGACAAGATACCGGGCTCACGCCTCTGGCCGATCCGCGCCGACAGCGCGCGGCCCGAGACGATCAGCTTCATGAACCGCAACGGCTTCAAGGTCGTCGCGGCGACGAAGGGGCCGGGCTCCGTCGAGGACGGAATCGAGTTCCTGAAATCCGTCGATATCGTCGTGCATCCCTCGTGCCGCTACACGATCGATGAATTGACGTTCTATTCGTGGAAGGTCGACAAGTTGACCGACGAGGTTCTGCCGGTGCTCGAAGACAAGAAGAACCACGTCATCGACGCGGTGCGCTACGCGCTGGAAAGCACGCGGCGCGCAGCGCCCGAACCCGGCATCCGCCGCCTCTGATGGTCTGGCCCTTCACGCGCAAGGCCGCGCCTCCCCCGGCGCCGGCGCAGCAGCCGACCGAGGCCAAGGCGTCGAGCGTCGGCGCGCTCATCGCCGCGCGCGTGCTCAAGATGCCGCAATGGCCGCAACGCTCGTTCGAGCAGATCGCGAAGGAAGCCTACCAGCAAAACCCGGTCGTCAACGCCTGCGTCTATCTCACCGCCCGCGCGGCCGCGAGCATACCGCTGGATATCATGCGCGGCGACGCGGAGATCGATATTCCGGAATTGCGGGCCCTGCTCGACCGGCCGAACCCGGCGCAGGACGGCGAGGCCTACAGGCAAGCAACGATTTCAGATCTCATGCTGGCGGGCGAGTTCTTCGCCGAGCGCGTCGATCTCGGCGCGAAGCCGAAGGAGCTCTACCGCTGGCAACCCGGTTGCGTCACGGTCGACCCCGGCGACAAGGGGTTTCCCGAGTCCTACACGTTCAAGACGGCGGGCCGCGCGCGCACGGTGCCTGTCGATTTCGTCACGGGTAAAGTGCCGATCCTGCATGTGAAGGACTACAACCCGATCAACGACTGGCGCGGCCTGCCGAACGTCGACCCCGCCGCCTTCGCCATCGACATGCACACGGGCGGCCTGCGCTGGAACAAGGCTCTGCTCGAAAACAGCGCGCAGCCTTCCGGCGCCATGGAGTACGCGCCGAAGGAGGGCTCGGAGAAGCTGACCGACGAGCAATTCGCGCGGCTCAAGGCGGAGCTCGACGACCAATATTCGGGCGCGAAAAACGCCGGCCGGCCGCTGCTGCTCGACGGCGGGATGAAGTGGACGCCGATGGGCTATTCGCCCAAGGATATGAATTTCGAGGATGGCATGAACGTCGCCGCGCGGCAGATCGCGCTGGCGTTCGGGGTTCCGCCGCTGATCCTGTCCATTCCCGGCGACAACACTTTCGCCAACTACACCGAGGCGAACAAGGCCTTCTACCGCCAGACCGTGCTGCCGCTGCTGCGCCAGTGGTGCCGCGCCCATTCGTGGTGGCTGGCGGGCGCGTTCGGCAAGGATATCAGGATCGTTCCCGACGAAGACGATCTCGACGTGTTCGCCGACGAGCGCGCGGCCTATCGCAAGAGCGTCGAGGAGTCGACGGTCCTACAGGTCGACGAGAAGCGCGAGATGGCATGGGGCGTGAAGCCGACGCCCGGCGGCGACGTGGTGCTCGTGCCCTCGACCATGATCCCGCTCGACATGGCGGGCGAGGCGCAGGCGGGCGGCGCGGCGCCGGACGGTGAAGACGACGCGCCGGATATCGGCGGCGATGGCGAAGACGAGGGCGCGTGATGGCGATCACCATGCAGGCCCCGGCCGGCGCGAGCGGGTCGTTCGGCATGCCTTCGGGCACGAGCTATACGATCTCGAACGGCGTCATCGCGGCAAACGCGGCGGATGTGTCGGCTTTGCTCGGGCTTGGCTTCGTCATTCGCGGGTCGAACGATTTCAGGGCTCGCCTTGCGCCGACCGGCTATTCGGCCTTCGACGCGGATTTTCAGATTACGGGAGGCGGCGCGCCCGGCCAGTTCGCCTTGCAGGCGCGCGCGGCGGCGGGCGATGGGTCCGCGCTGGCCTACTTCACGAACAAGTTCTCCGCCGATCTCAACTCGACGGCCGTCTATATCGCGCCGTGGGGCAGCGACAGCAACAACGGCGCGATGGCGACGCCCTATCTGACGCTGAACAAGGGCTTGCGCTCGGTCTCGGCATCCTACGTCTACCTGATGGGATTCACCGAGCGGAACCCGGTCAAGTTCGACGATTATCGCGCCTCGGATACGGGCGCCGGGGCATTGAAGATCGTTCGCGGCCTCGGGCGCCGGCAGGTCATCGGCATCCCCGGCCCTGACGCATCTTTGCTGACGTGGACAAATTCGAGCGGAACCTACACGACGACGCTGGCTTCCGGCTTCCCGGCGCGCGTGCTCTACTATCCCGACAACGGCGACCCCGTTCCGCTGCTCAGTTACGCCAGCGCGGCGTCGCTGACGGGAACGGTCTGGGGATGGAACTACAATTCCGGGACCGCAGTGCTTTCCGTGCGCCTCGGCGGCGCTGACGTGACGATCGCGCGTTCGCAATTGCGCATCGTCTGCAACGGCACGTCGACGAGCAGCGCGGGCGACCCGCGCCTTCTGATCTACAACGGCGCGCGCATCGTCTTCGATAATATCTGTTTCGACGGCGCCTATCCCTACGCGCTCGGCGTCGGCGCGACGCAATCATGGCTCGCCGCGCAAAATTGCGTGTTCCAGTACGCCGACAACTACGGCGTCTTCGTCGACAGCTCGAACTCATTCCTGCAAAACTGTCGCATCCTGCGATCGAAGTCGGACGGCGTGAATTACAAGGACACGGCGAACACGCCGACGTTCCTCGTGGAACACAACGTCGTCAGTGAATATGCCGGAGATATCGACACGTTCGGCAGCGCCGGCGGTTGGATCGTCAATGGCTCGTCGAACGACAGCGCCGGGCCCGTCGTGCGGATCAATGGAGCCTATCGCTACAGCGCCGGGCCGACGCTCCCCGACAAAAAGTCGTGGAATTGCGGCGTCGTCGCCGGGCCATCCGCCGTCCCCTTCGACCAGGCGACCGGCGTGACCGGCGCGGATTTTCTGGCGCAGACGGCCGGCTCGATCGTGTGGTGCGACGCCTGCCTTTCGGGCGGCTCGCGCTACGGGTTCTTCGCCTATGGCGCCGGCACGACGCTAAGCATGGCGAATTGCGACGGCGGCTCGTCGACATCAACCGGCGGGGCGATCGCGTCCTATTCGCCGTGAGCCGCAGATCACGCCGCATTGCCCGCCACGTCACGCTGACGGCGACCATGGAGCGGGCGCTGTACGCGGATATGGCGCGCTGGCTCGACAAGGTCGCGAAAGAGGCCGCCAGACGCATCCGGGCGGGGCACTGGCAGGCGGCGGGCGCGAGCGTCGAGGTCTACGCGCCCGCGCTGCAAAGGGCACTCACGGGCCGCCTGATGGCCGCTGGCGTTGCGAGCGCCGAACTCGTCGCCGAGGAACTGACGGGCGCCAAGGCGGCGGGCGCGCTCGAAGCGAAATTCGTGTCGCTGATCGAGGTCGCGCGGGCGGCAATCCGGCGCTGGCTGGCGGACTACGCGGCCGAAAAGGTTCGCAAGATCGCCGAGACAACGCGGCGCATCATCCGCCGCGCGATCGTGCGAGGCAATGAGGCGAGCGAGGCCCCGCGCGAAATGGCGAAGAGGGTTGTCGAGGCGACGGCGGGCGAGATCGGCAAGCGCCGGGCGCTGACCATCGCGCGCACGGAAACGGGAATCGCGGCGGCGGTCGGCTCGAACGCGGCGGCGGATGCGTCCGGGCTCGATCTCGATAAAGAGTGGGCCGCGACGGAAGATCACCGCACGCGCCCCGCTCATGCCGAGGCTGACGGCCAGACGGTCGACAAGGACGGGCTTTTCATCGTCGGCGGCGAGCCGATGCGGTTCCCGAAAGACCCGAACGCCAGCGCAGGGAACGTCATCTCGTGTCGGTGCGTATGTCTCTACATACCGAGGGTGCCAGAGTGAAGGCTGTTGAAATAGCAGCGATCCAATCCGCGTTTTCGCTGGATCGAGACACGGGCATCATCACGAACGCCACGAACCGCAGACGCGCAAGGGCGGGGGATGTTGTCGGGACGGAGCGCCCCGATGGGTACAAGCAAGTTTGCATCAATGGCACGATCCTCCTGCTGCATCGCGTGGTGTTCGCCCTCGCAAATGGCCGGTGGTCCGATCTCGAAATCGACCACATCAACGGCGACAGGTCGGACAACCGCCCGGCGAACTTGAGAGAAGCGACAAAATCGCAGAACGGCGCGAACAAGCGCCTGTGTCGGATGGACGGATTGAAGGGCGCTTCCTTCTGCCGTCGTTCCGGCAAGTGGCGGTCGTCGCTCCGCAAGGACGGAAAGTACATTCACATCGGCCTCTTCGACACGGCCGAGTCCGCGCACATCGCCTACGTCACCGCCGCGCGCCGATATCACGGCGAATTTGCGAGGGCAGCATGATCTCTCTCAAGCGCCTGCCGATCGAGTTCGACGCCAAGGCGGTCAAGGACGACGGCTCGTTCGAGGGGTACGCGAGCACGTTCGGCAATGTCGACTCGGGCTACGACGTGGCAATGCCCGGCTGTTTCGCGAACTCGCTGAAACTGCGCCCGGCGAGCGCGGTCAAAATGCTCTGGCAGCATGACCCAGCGCAGCCGATCGGCGTGTGGACGGATGCCAAAGAGGACGAGCATGGGTTGTTCGTCAAGGGCAAGCTGATCACCGATTTGCAGCGCGGCGCCGAGGCGCACACGCTCATGAAGGCCGGCGTCATCAATTCCATGTCCATCGGATACCGGACGATGGAGGCCGATTTCACGAGCGGCGGCGTGCGCCAGCTCAAGGAAGTCGGCCTTTTCGAAATCTCCCTCGTGACCTTCCCGATGAATGAACAGGCGACGGTCACGGGCATGAAAGACTTCGACCCGCGCGAAATTGAAGCGGACCTGCGTGAGGCAGGGCTGTCGCGCGCCGACGCCGTGAAGGCCGTCGCGATCTTCAAAAAGACCCTGCGTGAGGCAGGCGAGAACGCCAACGGGAACTCGCGCGACGCGGGCGACCAGGCACGCCAGGCGGCGCAAGCCGCTACCGCCCTGCGCCAGTTGACGGAAGCCTTCCGCATCTGACGCGCCTCAAGGGAAACCCACCATGACCAA